GGGGTTAGTCCCTTAGGTTTACCTCTGAAGGCCATATCGGCAAACTTAACACCAGACTTGGATCCTTTTTCAACGAAAGGTCTAACCTGGTTGTATATAAAGCCAACTAGGTCATTCTCCATGTATACTCCAGAGGTATTCTCCCTAGCACCAAAACCAATATAGTTCTTGGTCTTATTGTTTATCCTAACCGGAGGGACTACGTTATCCTTAGAAGCATTAGCTATAACTTCATCAAGTCCAATCTCAACAGCTTTCTTGGCTTTCTTTGCATCCCTTATGGATACACCGGGATTCTTCTTTTCTAGTTCTATAGCATGCTGGGCTTCTTTAGCCTTAGCATCAGCTTCTAGCTTCTTTTGTACTTTACGCTTGGCCTTATGTGAGGCCTGCTTAGGTTCATCAACAGTCTTTACAACAGCTTCATCAACAGTCTTTACAACGGACTTCTCGTCAGCGGCTTCCTCAATCTTCTTGAGTGCATCATCGCTGAGCAGATCATCAGTCCTCTTAGATAAGTCCTCTAGTATATCATCAGTCTTACCATAGGTTTGCCTAAGTATATCTGTTATGGCTTTGTCCTTTAGTTCTACAGCAGTCCTATCTATGATATCCTCACTGATTCGCTCAAGGGGTTCAACGGGGGACGCTGACTTCTTAGCAGCATCTGTAAGCTCAGCGGCTGTCAGTGTTCTCTCAGGTGCTACCTTATTAGCCACATCCTGGGTTGCCTTTCTAGCAGCATTAGATAACTTATGGAGTTCATTGATGTCCTCCACGTATCTTTCTACTTCAGAGTTCTTTACGTCCATTCCTAAGCCCTTATAGTATGACTTAGCGAAGGTCATTAAGATGTTCATAAAGAGTCCTTCAGCTAGGTTGATACCTCTGCGTTGCATCGGGTCAAGACTCTGGAACCACTCAGATACATCCTCACCGGTTTCATCAGATATAAGACCAACCAATGATACCATGGTACCGGGGTTACTGAACAGTGTAGCACTAAGGTCATATATACCACCGTCAACACTAGCCTTAGCCGCGGCCTTTATGAACGAGTGACGACCTAAGAATTCAGAGCCCCACTTGATAGCCCCAGATACACCCTTAGTTCCGGTGATAGCTCCTCCCGCTTTCATGGCTAAGCCTGTAGCAGCAAGAGAGCTAAGGGCCCAACCCCCAAGGATTATAGTCCCAAGTTCCTCAGTGAACTGCTCAAGGGCTGAGGGCCCCTTTGGGAATATACCAGCGAGAGACTCTATGGATTCCTTAAAGTCCTCAGACAGTCCTTCCTTGTAGACATATGCCCAAGAGTCATCATCTAACAGGTCACCACCTAAGGACTCAAAACCATAGTCAAACAATCTGGCGACACCACTAGATAGTTCTATGGAGGTATCCATAGCACCACTGATTAGACCTGTGGCAGACCTGACCAGAACATTGAGGCCACGTCTCATGTACCCCTGTTCTACAGGTTTGACAGCAGTATCTATGACTTGCTCAGAGGACGTATCATAGGCAATACCTGGAGATTTAACCTCTACAGGTTCCTGCTGTTCGTCCTCTAGGAGGACATCCTCATACTCACTATAAGCTCTACTGTAGGCATCTTCAAGTGTTAGCTCAGGGCTAGTAAGCATTAGCTCGTTAGCCCTGTCCATCCTAAGTCTGCCCGGTAGTTTATCTCTGTTATTGTTGTAGTACTCTAGTTCTTCCTCAGGCAACGTTAGTAATAACCTGTGTATATCACTCTTGTACTTATACTCGGGTTGTTCTATCGGCTCGGTTTGGTCCTCGATTGGCTCTGAAGTGGCGAGGTTATCGTCATTGCTGGCTCCGAGGAGGGATTCACTATTAAGTTCTGATTTTGCCATACTGCTTTATTCTCCTTTGCTTTGTTGGCAGCCTTACGTTTTGCTGCCTCACGGGCCATCAAAACGGCCTCAAGTTCCTCGAGGTACTTACGTGAGTCTCTTTCCTTAGATGAATTATAAGGATACAACTTACGAGCCTTCTGTGCATCAAGTAGTTGCTGGGCCTCTTGGTGGGCTGCATACTGACCGGGGTATTGCTGTTTGTCTATCTTACGTCCCTTAGAATCTAAGTCAAACTGCTTGCGGGCAAACTGGGAATCAACCGATCTCCATGTAGCACTGGCATCCTGTACGAACTTCTGTATGTACTCCATAGGGAGTTCCTTACGTAGTTCGTTGGATATGACAGCCCCCACATTAGCTACATACTCAGCTTCATCACCAGATAGATTCAGCTCAGCCATGGCTAATCTTAAGTTCTGCGTGTTGAATTGCCTGTTGTGGTTAGCATCACTGTATCTACCAGCGATTTTCTTAGTGGATTCCTCAATAGCATCCTCAGCTACCTTCTTAGTAGTCATACGGGCGTTGTAACCTTCAACCATCCTTACTAAGAGATCCCTTGGTAGCTTATGGTCAAGGGCTAACTTGTGTATATCTAGGAGAGATATATCTTCAGTAAGCACCAATGACATATAATCTAAATAATCCCCCTCAGTGTATAGATACTCAGGCTCTACAGGACCAGCGGCTTGAGATCTGTAGAATTGGTTTACATCCAGTATAGCTGACTTAAGTTGACTATTGGATAAACCTCTTCCCTCAAGGTTCCTGAACTGCTCACGAATATCTTCAAAGCTAGCCCCATTGAGTAACGCAAGAGACATATCAGCAGCCAGTGTCTCAACTTGTTTCTTTTGTACGGCCTCCCGTGCCTTATCATCAGCATCAGAAAGACCGGCTGTTAACTCAGTGAGTGCTCCTATAGCTCTCCTGAGGTCAGGGCTACCTGTGCTAGCCACAAGTTTCACACCACCGGCTGTGTCAGGAAGTCTTATTGACTTAAGCAAACCAATGGCTACAGATGATATATCTGCTAGCATCTCAGGACTTCTATCCCCAGCATCAACAGCGTCTATAACCATCTGTCGTATTGCAGATGTCACAGTGTCAACCACCAGCACGTTGGCTGCTTCTCTGCTTATGTAGAAGTCAGTCTCAGCGGTCTTAGTCATAGTGGATACCCAGTCCCTTATCTGCTGGTAGCTGGTTTGGTCTGTAAGAGCTTCAGGGGTGTTGGCTATGATTGATAACTGCGGTATAATCTTTTCTTTAAACACAGTGTCAACATGGGTGGTGTAGTTGTTAACATTAAGCCTACCCACGTTATCAGCGTACATTTTCTTAGCGTTAATCCTAGCCGCTAACTTAAGTTCAGCCAACTTGTTTCCTATCTTGGATATATACAGGGGATCAGCTTCATTCAGATTAACCCCTGAGGCCCTTATGGCATCATCAATAAGAGCATCAGTAGTTCTGCCTACATCGTCCTCACTCCTGTAGTTCTCAAATGTAAGGCTATCCTTGATAGCGTCAAGAGAACTGGTGGCTATACCTTCAATCTTATCGTAATCGTTTAGGGCTTGTCCTTGTATGTACCCCTTTATGACACCATAGTTCATAAAACCATGACCATCCTGCATATCCAGACCAGCCCTTGCTCGAGCTTCAGCCTCAGCCCTGTTGGTTTCTTCGTATGACTTCTCAAGTGTAAGGTAATCCACAAGGCCTTTGTTAAGACTACTGAGTCCCTCGGCCAATGACCGAAGCTTAGCAGCAGCCGGACTAATAGCTTCACCCTGTGCAATCACACGTACTGACTCAGCCTTTGGTGTAGGCGTGGGTAAATTTCTATAGGACTCCTGCTGAGGAACGTAACGTTTTTCAACAGGTCTTATCTTTCTTTCAGTAGCCATTGGTTACTCCCTTTCAGGTTGTCTAGCTCTAGTATCACGATTTGTATTCCAATAAGTTTTGTACTGATTTTCAAAAGCCCTACCTTGTGACATTCCGGATATACCTGAGCCGATTAACTGTAAACCAGTGGCGAACCCACCAGTCTGAGAGTCCATTATATTCTGAGACTGAGACAGTTGACCTTTAGCTCTGCCAATAGCACCCTCCTGCTCAATAAGAGCCTGGGTGTGCATCCAGTCACGCTTAGTCTCTATGGAACCTATGTCAGATTCCTCTTGTATCACTGAGGCTATGGCATCACGAATGGTAGTACCACCGCTTACGCCAGCATCCGAGAGGCGAGCCATCAAAGTCCCACGCTCACGCATACCTTGGCGGTATCTGCGGATCTGCTCTAGGGTAATACGAACGTCCTCCTGAGTAGTACGCATCTTGATGGCCTTAAGGTCCATCTTGGATTGTTCAGCAGCGTTCGTAGCCAGTAAGGTGCTTTCTGCCTGGAGCCTTTTGTTCTGAGCTTTTATGTTATTGTAGGTTGAATACATACTCAGTGCTGTGAAGATTGCTGGTGTGCACATAGCTAGGAACCTCCTCTCTTGAATAATTTAAAGTTAGTTATTGGAGATGACTCCAACTGTTCAAAACCCATGTACTGTAACCATTTGTTAACAGCTGGGCTATCGTGGTTCATATTGAATAACAACTGGTCAGGCTTAAGGTTATTAACCCAAGCATCAACCATCGCCTTAGACATAACTAGGAACTCACATCTTAAGGAAAGATCCATGGTGCTGAGGTCAGCCCCCAGCATCCATGGAGCGATTAAGTAGGCACCATCGCTATCTCCACCACCAACTAGGCGAGGATACGATAGCCCGCCTATAGCTATAACCTTATTATCCAGGATCAACGCATAAGTTGACTCAGGAGGTGCCTCACTAAGATACTTCTCAATGAGGTCTGGGATTGGGAGTGTGGTGTCACCATAGAGTAATTCATTAGCTAAGGCCATCTCGACCAATGAGACATCACTGAAGTCTATAGCCTTTGCTTGCTCCAGGTGCTTATCAGCAACATAAGGTTCAACCCTTAGTCTAGCCACTGTTGATTACCCCCAATCTTGGATTATATCTAGGTTATAACTTATGTTGTTAACCTTAGTCGGAACATAGCTAGTTCCTTTTAGCTTAAGTACTGCCCTCTTGGCCGGAGCCATCACCGGTATTCTAGTAGGATGAGGCTCAAGGTAAGATACTGCGGATAGCCCTATGGCTACATCAGTAGCCTCAGGTGAGTAGACATTACGTGTACGAGTTGGTAACCCCTGGCCAGTTTGCTCAAAGACAAATTCTCCTCCACCCCAGTCAAGCTGAATGTTTTCAATGGTGGCCGCCACGTCATTACGTGGGAGCCCATTGTCATCCCTGACTATCAGCGGGCTTAGGGCTACATCCCAAGGTATGCTATAGCCACATATGGCCCTAGTTACATTAGTCATATCTGTGGTATCAACTGTGAATCTACCAGTGTAACTACTAGGCAATAATGCAATAGGTAATTCCTTGAAGGTTACTGCGTCAATAGCGTGGAACCTATCAGTAAAACTACCATTAGATGTGTAAGGGTAAACCCACCCGATACCCTTATTGCTTTGAGCATTAGGGTCCACCTCTAGCTCAACATATTCGTCAAGCTGCGGTAAATCTAATGACCTTGATGTGTCCATACACAGGTACGCATCATAAGGCACCCTTGTTGAGTAAGTAAGATCTACGTGTGTGTACTCCTGGTCTAGCACTATGTACACCTGTGAGTCATTGTGAACATACATATAACGCACAGGCCAGTTGAACTCCCACTTAGACCAGGCCACTTGATTGTAAACCTCCTGACCACCATTTGAATTACCACGGGATAACTTAAGTACCCATACAATCTTACTGCCGTCACCACCATCACCATAGGCAGTCCCTCTTTTGTACAATAGGATTAACTGATGGTTAGGCACGTAGACCATACCATTGAAGTCGCTTGGTATGAACTCAGGCACTACAGATGTCAATAGGGCACCATCCATAGCCACAGAGTTATCACCAATAGGGTACTCAACGATACCTGCATATGGGTTATTATTTATGGGAATCATTAGCGACGCAGGTAAACTCAATGGTTCTACATTAGGTAATACCTCATAGGCTGTGGCTTCATCAATAGCTACAGTCTGAGGACCTAATGCATCATACCCTGAGTGTAGAACATATTGCTTATCAGTTCCTATCAGGAGTAAGCTCTTGTTGAAAGGCTTTGCCCATAGTAACTTAGTGTACTTAGTATGCGTAGGGAATACACTTATAGGGTCACTGTCGATAACTTCAGTAGCTGTGTCTGGGAACCAATCGTAATAACTGTTGGCCTTAGACATACTGACGTAGTTATCAGACAGGAAGCATAAGCGGTTCCTGTAGTACAAGAGTGCCGTAATGGTACGCCCCACGAACCCTGGTGATGGTGCACTAGCTGAATCACCTACGCGTCTGTAGTTATCTGAGTATAGACCTACAGCGGCATAGGACCACCCTAGGTTAGGTGCTCCAGGAGCTGATGACCATCGGAGTTCATGAGGCATTGTAGCCTTATCTAGGTAATCCGCATGCCCGGGTGCAGCACACTCCTCATAGTATTGATTACCACTGAAAATCTTAACGAAGTAGCCTTCAGTTATTTTGAACACCCATGTGCTAGTCATATCAGATGTTGATGATAACTGATACGGAGGTAGTTTCTCATAGGACGGGGTTGTCTTAGCAAACTTAGCATCTGGGTATAACGTATAACCATCAGACACTACTGACTCTCCGGTGTATGCCGGCTCACAAGAGTGAGTTATTATCTCAAAACCTGAGGAGGATGTAACATGTATCGTGGGAACAAGTCCTTTGTTTATACCTACCTTATTGAGGTAAGTAGTCCCAGAGGCCCAGGCGTCGGTTGAGTATGGAGTAGATATTTGTTGCCAGTAGGTTGTGTTTGTTGGTAGAATTGATACTGATGCCTCATGACTCCGTATGCACTCATAGTAGTTACCCCCATAGGATACAGTGTCACCACGCAACCCTATGGATACCATGTCCTCACCAACAGCATCCGCTATTATAGGACCTGCTGTAAGCGTTGTTGCAATAGCCGCCTTAATTGAATCCATAGTAGCACCAGCCCCAACCGCACCCAGGTAATGCTGTGAAGTCCTTATCACCTCACCAGCTGTGTACTTACCCAATGTCTTGGATGCAATAGCCTGAGCAGTTATCCTTATCATCCTTCCCTCGAAGAGCTGAGGTATTCTCAACAGTCCTGCACAGTAAGTACCATAAGAATCATATAGCTTTTTCTCTTTCACTATAGCTTTACTATTGAGTATAACTGCGGTATCCAGTATTGGATACATCTTGAGGTAGCTCTTTCTGGCTGTAAGGTCATCTGCTGTATAATTCAACCGGGTGTAGTTTGGACTACCGGAGTCAACGTCCGTGGCTATATCAGCATAAGCTCCTGTGGTCATGTTCACCACACGTATCGGGAAGTTATCCCCAGTGGTTGGTGCTGTTCTCCACAATATGTTCCACAGTGTACCATCCGTAGTTTCCATAAAACCAAGGTGTTCCCAAGGTCTACCGAATCCCGCGGGTGCATCATAGCCCCCGAGTCTACTGACTATAGGTTCAATCAACTTGGTGCCCCAGCGTGGGCCCCTGATACCCTCATACAGATCGAAGACTACATTGGTAGCATCAGTGTGTTGGTTGGGGGACCTGAGGTTAGGGGACTGCTGACTTATACCCCCATGCAGTCCTGGAAGATTGAGCTTTACCATTATAAATACCTCGGTACATTAGGCCTAACATGGGTAGCCATCTGTAGTGTATCCAACATACTCTTACGTTTCTGACGTAAGTCCCATGCTCTAGCTGCTGCTTCACTACGGACTATAGTTTCATTTAAGACTTGATCTGAGGCACCAGCTGAGGAACGCATCTCGACCTTGAAGGCCAAGCGTGCCTTATCAAGACATAACAGCTGGATCGGAGGTGGGAGTGCTTCCCACTGTGAGCCAAGTACAACGAATATATCCACAGGAGCTGCGAACTTCTTGTTGCCATCCGCAGTAGCCATAAGTTTATCATCGTAGTCCACGATGTACGAGGGGAGACCTTGTACCGTAAAGACATCTATGGTCATTGCTGGTACTGGTATGGTACCATCCTCTAGTGGGTTTAAACTCATACGTCTTGTGTTATAGTTCCAACCGGGGGTAAGTACCCTAAGCGTCTCCTGACGGAGAATGCCCCGAGCTATCATACCCTCGGAATATGTGTCTAGTTCATCTATGGAGGCCAGAGGAGCCAGACGGATACCGAGCAACATCCTATTTATGGCCTCAAGTTCTGTAAGTCTATCCATCCAGTTTACTCCTTAAGTGGGGTATAGACCCTAAGGTTTCCCTTAGGGCCTACGGTTAGCTTAGTTAGACAAGTTGTTTAACTTGAGTTCTATAGCATGTTCAGGTCTAAGTACACCAGCTCCGCAGAGCATATAGGTGACGTTGAGCTGACCAAGGTGCGTAAGTTCTTCAGACATCTTGCTGGCAAGTCCCTGACGAACAACATTGCCTACACACTCAGGAGTCCAGATAAGACCAATGGTCTTACTAGCGTCTACTGCGTGGTTAGAGTGCACGGGTACTCTAGCGAGGGTATTGGCGGTACCACTGTGGGCATCACCGGTAGCTACGAGGTTAGTGCTGGGTATCATATTGGTCTTGCCAATGTTGATACCACCGATCGGCGGGAGGGTGGCATTGTTAATATCAGCACGGGCTGACATATACTCAGATGAGCTGAGGGCAAAGCCATTTTCCATGATAGCTCTAACGAGCAAGTTGTAGTGGTAAGGTCTAAGGGCCATGTAGCGGTTCTTGCTGGGAACTCTCTTTTGGTCGAAGATGTCAACAGCTGCGAAGATAGCTTGGAAGATAGCATTAGCTACTTCAGCTTCATTAGCTGCACCACCAGCACCAATCTTAAAGCTGTCAGAGATGATCTCAGAACCACCATCTGTTTCACCAGCAATAAGGGCAGCACTTCTAGCGGCCTTTATGATTTCAGCAAAGTTCATAGTGTCTTTGGATTCAGCAAGCACCTGTCCTGCACCCTCAGCATAAGCAGCTCTAGTGGCTGAACCGAGGTGGCCAATGAGGTCATACTCTAAGGGGAAGAAGTTAGCGGCGTAGATGATGTCATCAATAGTAAGCGTGCGTTGAGCCTGCTTAGAAGTATTGATAGTGATAGGAGAACCGGGCGCATGGAACCCACCCTGTACAACACCAGTGTGTGGGAACTGTGCAGATACACCTTCGTTAATAGTAACACTGCGGACTTTGCCTTCAGTGTAAACTTCATCGAAGTACACCTTCATTACTTCACCTGCGAACAGGGTGAGGCCTAACGCACGGCGTTCGGCTTCTGTTGATTGTGCACCAAGGTTAGCTAATGGGGCAATAAGATTAAAGTCACCAGTAGGATAAGTAGTCATTAGTTAATTTCCTTTCAAAACTTTGAGACACGAAGTCTGTCGATAATACTAGCGGTATACTCCAACTCATTACCATAACGCTTATCCCGTTGGGCTTCAACCAGCTCACTGAATGAGCCGAACGGTTTAATAGCTTGGTTACTAGCAGGTGCTACAGCTGTTGGTTTTACCATGGAGGACGCTGGCAGAGGCTGGGTGGCCTTAGCTATTGTCGCCTTGGGGCTTCCGTTCACCTCAGTGAACCTCTGCTTAAGACGAGCCACTACGGCCAGGGCTTCTTCCTTCGTGCCTTTGGTAAGAGCATTGTTGAAAGCCTGAGCCTCATCAGCAGAGTATGCGGAGGAAGCCCAAGCTACCATTTCTTTGTAGGCATCAGAGCCACCTGCGTTACTGAGGATAGCCTCATCACGTCGGTTACGCTCAAGTTTCATTCCCTCAAAGGTATACTTGACGAAGTACTCAGGGGCACCGAGCTTATTCGCAAGCTCCTTAAGGGAAGCTTCAGATATATCACCTGTGGTGATAAATTCTTTATTGTAAGGCTCAAGTAAGGCCTCCATAGCTGCTACTGATTCAGGCGTAGGTGCGGATTCGGATTCGGGCTGGGGTATTACCTCAGCCTTAGGTTGCTCAGCAGTAGCCTCATGATTAGGAACCTTTGGAGAGGTAACCTCAGCTTGGGCAGCAGGAGCCACAGGGTCAGCGACCGGAGCCGAGGCTGTGGGTTGAGCTTCTGGTTTAACAAAAGGGATTGTGTTGCTGGTGATTACGTCGGTGCTCATTATTTACCCCCCAGGTTAAGGATAACTTGGTTGGTATGGAGAGTATCGCCACCGGTATAGACACCTTTGTTGGTGCCTTGGTTAGTTTCGCGGATTACTTCAGTACCACTACGGATAATCAACTCGACCTTGCTACGTGTTTCAGTTCTTAACTTAGTCTCATCCACTGTCATAGTGGGATCTTTAGTAGCCTTGGGTTTAACAGAATCCATAGATACTATTGCTGCACCGGCGAGGGCGGCCTTAGCCTCTACTTCATTGGTAGGTACGGAAGGTACGCTAGCGATTTTCTTGGTTGACATTTAGGGACTCCTTTATGTTATTGCTGGGGAAGCATCTGTGGTAATACCGCAGATGCCACTTGGGACATAGCTTGTTGCTGCTGTTCTTGAGCTAACTGCTCGGCACTCTTGATTATTGAGGATAGCTCCAGCCCCCTGAGGGCGGCTAGTCTCTGGATAAGCTGGTGTTTGTTTATTAGCATCTCAAGACCAGGCAACAGTTTAATATCATTGAGGAACATCAGTGTGCTCTCGAGTTCTAGGGTACGCCCTAGTCCTTGTAGACCTGTGTTAACAATAGGTAGCAGGTCACTGGCCTTGATGTTCCCTGAGATTGCTGATGTGGTACTAAGGATGTTGCGTATCAACAGCTCAGCCACTGGACCCTGGAGGTTCTTGGCTAGGTTGTTATAGGTGCCACCTCTGGATTTCTCAAGCTCGGTGGCCATACGTCTGATTTCCTCAGCGGTCACACGCTCAGCATCTCGACGGATGACAGTAGGCATCATGAAGGCCATATCCAAGTCTTGCTTGATGCCACTGAGGTACTGGGTGAAGCCATTGAGGTCATAGGCCTTAGACGCTTGGATAACTCCTACGTCCTCAGGTTGACCACTGATTATCTCCGTGTTCTCAGCATCAGCAACATCAGATGCTTTGGTCAGGCCGTTAGGTCGGACAGTAAACACAACCTTGGCAAGAGCTGTGGCTGAATCCTTGATGATACGTGTGCCACTTTCGTAGGTTCGTAGATCACCAAGTGATTCCTCCACAGGTCCTCTGCCGTAGTCTTCTCCTGGGGTGAGCTCCCATACGGGGATATTCACCCAGAAGTCACCAGGTGGTACCTCCAAGGTTTCATAAGGTTCTGGGGAACTATCAACATACTTATCGACAGTCCATCTTGTCGAGCCCAGCTGCTTATAACAGCGAGTATAGACAGTGACTACGCCTTGTTCCAACAGGGGTTGGTCAAGGCCAGGTATTGCTTTAAGTAGAGCTTCGGTTATAGTGAGGTTCTGTCGGTAAATAACCTCGAGTAGATCACCACTTGAGTCACGGGAACAAACCCAGTCATCGAGAGGTATAAGCTCTAAGTCTTCCTTATGACTGAGGTAACAACTGTTACCCCCTACAACCAGCTGTAGGAGTATCATTCGGAGCTTTTCTCTAAGACCCATAGTCTCAAGCTTAATAGAACAGTTGTTCTCAATTCCTACGAATGTTTCACGTAGGGCATCATACATTGTGGTGCCAGTTCCTAGGTCAGTTCCTTTGGCTAGCTCTCGTACATCTACTGCCTTTAGGTCTAGCTTGAAGAAGGGGACACCGGGGGGAAACAGGATTAGCAAGAGCTGGCTCACCAGATTACTTACCAGTCGTCCACCATGGGACTGGTGGGGAATAGTGACGATGGAGCCTGGTGTATGGCCTACAGGTGGTACAACCAGGGGCTTAGTGAGCTTAGAGCACTCACGGGCCACAGTTAAGGAGGCCTCTCGATGAGACCGTAGCTCCCCAAAACGAGCAGCTACGGGTAATCTATTGAGAGCCCCACGATACTTAGTGATTTCGTTGGGGGTTAGTGTTGTCATCGCCTACTCCCCGGTATCAACAGACCACTAGATGCTGTGGGTACAGCTAGACCAAGCATAGCTCTTACGCTGGGACCGAGGTTTGAACTGAAGCTCTCGATACCTTGGCCTTGACCCTGAGCTCCAGTATAAGCAGCATTAGACTTAGCCTTGCGGGGTGGTGCTATGGTTGGAAGAGCTGTTGCCTGCATGTCACTAAAACTAGGGGCCTGCTCTATAGACTCCTGAGCCTGCTGTATAGCTGCGATCTGCTGTTGGGCAGCCTTGTTCTGCATCTTGTTAACTTTTACTGTGCTATAGCCTATAGTAGCTGCGGCCACTACGGCGGTTATCGGATCACACATATGTTGTTACTCCTTCTCGTCGGACAGCCGACGCACAAAACGAATTACCTCTTGGTTCCCTATGGATACCAGAAGTTTCGAGGGATCATAGTCCCTCAGTGATGGAAGTTTGTCTGGGAAGGCTTCCTCTAGTTTCTTAAGTAACTCATAGTATCTCACAAGCTCCTCCTTTGCCACTGCATGCGAACTCCCGGAGTGCATTAGACTCCTGATTGTCATAACTATCCCGGAACTCACCGAAGTCCAGCACTGGCCAACTGGCTACTACTGCTTCGTAAGACTCCTTAGTCATAGCCTCAAGGGGCATATAGTCGTAGGTCTTAGAGGCCTCACCTATGTCTAACTTAGGTAGGAAGGTGACACCGGTTAACTTATCAGCGTTCCTAAGGAGCCAATCCTTAACGGTATCCCACTCATTAGGACCTACGTAGACAGTACAGCTGACGTTATGGTCACACCAGTGGGTGTTAAAGAACTCCCACATGGCCAACTGGGTGATGACATCAGTATCATCTGCCACAAGAGCTGACTCAGGTGCTTTCTGAGGGAAGCTGTAGATGTTCATGGTGCCTGTGGAGAACCTCAGAGGTACACCCTTATCGGATAAGAATTTATCCAAAGGTGTTCCCTTAGCAAATCCAATGTTACTCAGGTAATACCGTGCGAATCTCGGGTGGATTCCAGGGCTACACCCCACAAGTTTACTTACAGTACCAGAGGGTTTAACTGTGGTAACTGCTGTTGGGATATTGGATATACCTAAGGCTTGGCACCACCGGTAAGTACACTGGTGAGCATAGGTACGCAACCAAGCTACCCCATGTTCACCACTAGATAACTCAGGATCGTCCACTATACCGGTAAGACTGACACCAAGGAGAGGCTCCATAGTGCTGTTGGTCTTTACCTCATGCAGGAACTCTAGGTTGTAATCTGTGAGTTGACTCTGGAGCAGACCTAGGAATACTGCGGCTTCCACTTGATTCATATTGTCCTCGAGGGATAACTCTGGTCTAAGGACTACCTCCGTTAGATTACACACTTGGTTACTCCTTAGGATTACCTCAGCACATGGGTTTAATCCTAAGGACTCTAGGTTAATCCTAAGTGAACTTTCGGCCTTCGTCCTTAGAGCTGACCTAACAACTACACCGGGCTCTCCTCCGCTCTTGATGCAGTCAATGGCCTTATTTATATTAGCTCTCAGGTCATTGGCTGTAGGGAACACTGCTGTGTTGTTACAGTTGTAACGCCAAGGGCTCTCTGATACAATCCCAGGATCCTTGGCAGTCCACATGTGGCGGGAGTCACTATCGAACAGGCAGAGGCAAGCTGACCTACGGACACCACCTTGGACTACGACATCAGCTATCTTACAGCATATATCGTAGACATCTATATCAAGCATCCTAGTTTCTCCAGCGTCAAAATATCCTTGGACTTTTCTGATGATAAAGTCCTGTAGTTCCAAGAGTGGTTTAGGGCCACTGGCGTAGCCACCAGTAATACGAAGTGGTTCACCTTGAGGTCTAACCTGGCTGACATCAAAGAACCTCACCACGCCCCTCCAGATTGACTGTATGAACTCCTCTAGTGCACGAGCCCATCCGTATCTGCTATCGTCAACAACTAGGGGAATACCACACTGTAGTTTTTCCAAGCGAGGGAGCTTAGGTAGCTTGTTGATGTGCTGACTCTCGACACTGAAGCCTACCCCTGTGCCACACATAAGGGCATACATAAGTCTACTGAAAGCACTCAGGGAATCAATACCCACGAACATGCAGTTGAAAGCTGTAAGGTTCTCCCGGTCAGCAGCCGGACCAGCAGAGGCCATAAGCCTCATACTGGGTACAACCTTCTTCTCAAGTATCATTGGGATTACTTCCTCAGTGAAGTACCTGAGGGGTTCACCCTTCAGCTTCATTCGTTTTATCATGAAGCGTCTGAAGCGTAGCACGGTGTCCTCCCACGTTTCTCTATGGCCATTGGACTTGATACGTGCGTACTTCATCACGTGTATAATCTGTTGGTAATCCTGTTCAGTCCTTAGCATCAGTTACCTCCTTAGTATTGGTCAGTGTATTTCTTAATAAGTTCAGCTGTTGTGCAGTCCTTAAAGAAGTTCGATGGTATGTCATCCAGCTCAGGGGGGAGCATACCTATTGCACATCTTATCTTTGTCTCCTGTAGGCATAGGAAGTTCCAGTTGGCTTGAGACAAGTGAGGCTCATCCCTAAAGCCCAGGACGAACTTCATAATGTGCCTGAGGCCAGAGTCCAGGTACACCGAGCAGGGTTGCCCAAGCTCCCAGTTACGAGCTTCATACTTCTGAGCTCCCCCTTCGCATACCTGAGCTATATCCATTAGGGCAAGGAACTGTAGGAAGTCGCTACGTCCCTTGCCCTCCCGAAGCT